AACCCGCCGGCCCCGCCGCAGGGCGACCCCCAGACGCCCGCCGAGGGCGACGTGTCCGCGCTCCCCGAGTGGGCCCAGAAGCTCATCAAGGACGCCCAGCAGGCCCCGAAGGAGCCGGCCCCGGCCGCGCCCGAGCCGGCCGCCGAGGGCGACCTGTCCCGTCTGCCGAAGTGGGCACAGCAGCAGCTCACCCAGGCGCAGGAGCAGGCCCGCACCGCCGCCGTACAGGCCGCCGTACTGCGCACCGCGCCGACCGTCGGCGCCAACGCCGCCGCCCTGCTCGACTCCCAGTCCGCCATGACCGCGCTCGCCGCGGTCGACACCAACGACCAGGCCGCCGTGACCGAAGCGATCAAGGCCGCCGTACAGGCACAGCCGCACCTCGCCGCCGCCGTCGGCCCCGCCCGCGGGGGCGCCGACTTCGGCAGTGCCACCCCGCAGGAGCGCCGGCCCGGTTCCCTGCACGACGCCATCGCCGCCCGTCTGGGCGCCTGAACCTAGGAGCACCCCATGCCCGTCACTCTGACCGAGGCGAAGAACAACGCACAGGACGACATCGACGTCGCCGTGATCGACGAGTTCCGCAAGGAATCCGCGATTCTCGACTCTCTGACGTTCGCCGACGTCGTCAACCCCGCCGACGGGGGCGACACCCTCACGTACGGATACCGCCGGCTGATCACCCAGCCGACCGCGTCGTTCCGTCCGATCAACACCGAGTACACCGCGTCGGAAGTCCAGACGCAGCGGTACACGGTCGACCTGAAGGTGATGGGTGGATCGTTCCGCGTCGACCGCGTCGTCGCCCGGATCGGCCCGGCCGCGTCCGGTGCCGTCACGCTGAACATGCAGCAGAAGATCAAGGCGACCCGTACGCAGTTCCAGGACACCGTCATTAACGGCGACACGGCCGTCGACGCCGAGTCGTTCGACGGCCTCGACAAGGCTCTGACCGGCACGGCGACCGAGTTCCGCGCCGGCGCCGTCACCGACTGGTCGGATTTCGACACCGACCCGCGCGCCGAACACAAGGCCCTCGACGCCATCGACGAATGGCTGTCCCTGCTCGACGGCTCGCCGACGATCATTCTCGGCAACAAGCGTGCGCTTGCCCGCGTCCGCGCCGCCGCGCGCCGCGCCGGCATGTACACACAGAACCCGCTCGACGGCCTGCTCGGTCCGAACGGCCGGCCGATCGTCCGCGAGCAGTACGGCGACATCGTGTTCGCCGACCCGGGCGACAAGGCCGGATCGAACGACCCGATCATTCCGGTTGAGAACCGGACCGTCGGGGGCACGGCCGCGACTGGCCTTACCGACCTGTACGCGTACCGCGTCGGCCTCGACGGCTTTTTCGGCGTCGCGTGCATGGGCGGGACCGTCGTGCGTCAGTGGCTCCCCAACTTCGACAGCCCGGGCGCCGTCAAGTTCGGCGAGGTCGAGCTCGGCCCCGTCGCCGTCGCGCTCAAGAGCACCAAGGCCGCGACCGTCTTCCGAAACATCAAGGTGGGCTGACCCATGGCAGTGATCCACACCCCCGTGAAGGACTACAGCGGGCCCGGCGTGGCCGGCCTGCACTTCGTCGACGGCCAGGCCGAGACCGACGACGAGGCCGTTATTGCCTACGCCCGCCGGCGCGGGTACGACGTCGAGGACACCGCGCCGAAGCGGAAGGCCCCGGCGAAGACCGAGACGCCGAAGGAGTAGCCCGGTGCCCCGTGTCTACGCGACCCCCGAGCAACTGGCCGCGTGGACGGGGGAGCCGGCCCCGCCCGACGCCGAACGGTTGCTCGCCCGCGCGTCCGCCGACGTCGACGCCGCCCTGTTGTGCGCGTTCTACGCCACGAGCGACGCCGGCATGCCGACCGAACCGCACGTCGTGCAGGCCCTCGCCGACGCGACGTGCGCACAGGTCGAGTACCAGCTCGCCACGGGCGACGACGGAACCGGCGCCGCCGGCAGGTGGGGCAGCGTCTCTATCGGCCCCGTATCTCTCGGCGACCGCCGCGACGACCCGCGGGCCCCGGGCGACGTCGACCTCGCCCCCCGCGCGCACCGCGCCCTGATGTTGGCCGGCCTGCTCCCGGGGGTGATCTGGTGAACGTCCCCGGGTGGCTGTTGCGCCACCGCGTCACGGTCGAGCCGTACGACGGCGACAGCGCGTACGGCCCGACCTATCGCCCGGCCGTCGAGGTGCGGGCCCTGGTCGCCGAACAGACCAAGCTCACCCGGAACCGCGAGGGCGTCGAGGTCACGTCGACGACGCAAGTCATCGCCGCGCCCGGCCTCGACTGCCCGGCCGAGTCCCGCCTCACCCTGCCGTCGGGGCGAGTGACGAAGGCGATCAGCGTCGCCAACCACACCGCGCCCGGCCTACCGGTGCCGCAGTCAACAGAGGTGATGTGCGAGTGACGCAGCGTTCCCGACTCAGGTTGAACGGGGCCGCCGTCATGCGCGGCACCCGGGCCGGAGCCGTCCGCGGCCTACGCCTCGCCTCCGAGCACGTGCTCACCGAGTCACGACGCGTCGTGCCGATCGAAGAGGCCACCCTCGAACGCTCCGGCGTCGCCACCGTCGACGAGTCGTCCCTCACGGCCGCAGTCAGCTACGACACCCCGTACGCCGTCCGGCAGCACGAAGAGTTGACGTACCAGCACGACGCGGGCAGGACGGCGAAGTACCTCGAACGGCCCATGACCGAGGAGGCCGAGACCGTCGGCGAGATCATCGCCGCTCAGGTGCGGAGGTCGATCCGTGGCTGATGTGACCGACGGCGTCGCCCGCCTGCTCGACGGCCTCGACCTGCTCGCCTACGACCCGACCGGCAAGACCGGCGACACGTTCGTCGAGCGCATGCCGTCGACCCCGGATGCCGCCGTGTGCCTGTCCCTGTACGACGCCGGCCCCCCGGACGCGCGCAACGCGTACGACACCGTACGGCTACAGGTGCGCGTGCGCGGGGGCCCGGACCCGCGCACCTCCCGCGACCGCGCGTGGGCGATCTACAGCGCGTTGCACGGCCTCGCCGGCGTCGACCTCCCCGACGGGACGTGGCTCATCCTCGCCGCCGCCCGCGGCACCCCCGGACCGATGGGCGCCGACGCCCAAGGCCGGCACGAACACGTCGTCAATTTCGACCTCGACGTGTCTTCCCCCAGCACCCACCGCACCGAATAGGAGGTAGCCAGCATGGGACGCCCCATCGACGCCCGCGGCTGGTATTTCGAGGTCGAGGACACCACGACCCCGGCCACGCCCGTATGGCACCGCATCGGCAACGTCAACTCCTGGTCGTACAGCCCGTCGGAGAACGAGGAGACGGCCGACACCACGACCAACGACAGCGAAGGCGCCTACGAACAGGACGTGATGCAGCGGGGCGCGACGCTGGAGGTCACCGGCCTGTGGTCGCAGACCGGCACCACCCGCGACCCCGGACAGAACTACATCGACAACACGTGGGCGTGGAAGCTCGGCAGCGAATCGCGCGGCCGGATGCGCTACCGCCACAAGTCACAGACCGAGTGGGCCGTGTGGGAGTGCACCGTTACGCCCGGCGAGCAGGGGGGCGAGCACAACGCGAAAACGTCGTGGGGCGCCACCTTCACCCGGTGCGGATTCCCGGAGACCGAGCCCGTCACCACGACCCCGGAGCCGTAACCATGATCGAGCAGCACGACGACCAGGCCCTCGACGTCGACCAGGCCGTCGACGACGTCGCCGACTTTGACGCGTTTTTCGCCGAGCAGGCCGAGCCGGAGCGCCGCGGCGTACCGCTGCGCCTGTACGGCCGTACCTACACCCTGCCGCCCACCCTGCCCGCGCTCTACATGCTCCAGCTTCACCGCGTCATGCACAGCGCGCGCCCCGAGGACATTCGACGCCTGCTCGGCTCGCTGTTCGGCCCCGCGGCCGTCGACGACTGGGCAGAGGCCGGCATGGACGACCGGAAGCTCGGAATCGTCCTGATGTGGGCGACCGCCAACGTCGCCGACCCCGGCTCGCTGAGCATGGAGCAGGCCGCCGCGGCGTACGACAAGCGCGAGGCCGCCAAGGCGGGAAAAGCGTCGCGGCCGGCGACGACGTCGAGGCCGAAGAACCGGCCGAAGGGCAAGGGGAAGGGTCGCAACTCTGGTCGGCGGTAGTCCGCCACTGGGGAGCGGTCGAGGCTGACCTACGCCGCGAGTACAACCTCACCGCCGGCGAGGTCGCACGGCTCACCGTGCGCGAGTTCCTGGTGTGTCTGGGCGGCCTGTCGTCCGAGTCCCGGTTCGCCCGCGTGTGGCAGTCGACGCCGCGCGTCGTGACCGACCCCGACGAGATCGCACGACTCACCGGCAGGTGATCAGCAAGACAACTGAATAGCGCGCCCCGCGGGGCGCCGATGGGGGGTGCAAAGTGGCCCTCACCATCGGCGAGTTGGTCGGGTATATCGACCTCGACGACTCCGGGGCGCAACGCGGGGTCGACCGGACCGAGGCCGCCCTCGCGGGTCTCCAGCGCGACGCCGACGGCCGGTTGCGCGACATGCGCGGTCGCTTCGTCGCGGCCGGCGCAGAGATGGGGGGCGCACTCGGCGACGGCATAGGCGGGGGCGCCGAGGAGGCCGGCCGCGGCCTCGCCGGTATCGGCCCGCTGCTCGGCGCCGCGGCGACCAGTACCAAACTCCTGTCCGTCGGCGCCCTGGGCGCCGCGGGCGCCCTCGCCGCTGTACCGCTCGCCGTTATCGGTCTCG